CAAAGAAGTACCAATGTTTTAAATATTCTTGTTGTATTTTATGCGGAAGGTTATCTAAGGATATAAATATGTTATTACCTATTTTATGTCCGTACTCTCTAATAATATCTTTCACAAAGAATATAAAACTTTTCTCATTCATATTTATACCATCCTTGGTACTGTCTAAATATTGATAATCATTACAATATTGTTGTATAGTGCGTACTTCCATCTTTTATCTCCTATGATAAGTTTATATTTGGTGGAACAGTTGTAGGGGAAGGTAAAGAGTTCCCCTATAACATTATCTATTCTACTACTTGCAATACTTCTTTCTTTATACCTTTACCTACCTGTTTCTCTAATATTTCTTGTACTACTTCTTGTAAAGTATTTTCTCTATCAATACTTATCTTCTTTATAATCTTCCAACATTCTAATGAAACTTGTATGTTTATATTTTTAGTATTCTTCTTCATTTATATTAGTCCTAGGTATTTATGTTGCCTCATAAAATGCTGCATATTTATGAGAATATATAAAATACTGTATATTTATGTGAGTACTTTATATTTATGAATATCATTAGCATTTATCTACTTTATATAAGCATTATACTTAAGCATCATTATTTGTCAACTTTCTATCTAGTTTATCTTTCTCTTTTCTAATCATAGATATAATCATTGCATTCATAGGGATATCACAATCAACCGAGCGTTTCTTTAAGAAAGCCCATAATTCCTTGGGTACACGGACATTAAACGACTTTAAATCTTTCATGATAAAACTTCCTTTATTATTTTACTTTTAAGAGAATGTATATTAGCATCACTATCACACTAATTCAATAAACGAGGTGAAAAATGGAAGTATTTTTCGTAGCTATGATTTATATATTACTTTTTTACGGCGCGTTTGCGATAAGCCCACTTTTGGGGATAGGATTATGCCTTTTTATGGCCGCTATGTTTTGTAAAGCAATGGAGGGTTGATTGATATGGATTTTATTCGATGGTTATTACGTTAATTTTAATAATATAACATCTATTAGAAAAGTTTAAAGAGAGGATGCTTACAATTTAATAATTGATATATTCATGGGGTATAACCAAAAAAGGATTAATTAATGCTAGATAAAGAAAGTTTAGTTTATAAAGCCGCAATAAAGATAAAAGACCTTAATGCTTTAGGTTTATATATTTACTTACTGACCATTCCTTCTGATGAGAAAATTAGCCGCACTAAAATAAAAGCCTATTTTAATCTCAGTGAGAATAAAATGGACAATTATATGCGATATCTGATTAAAAATGGGTATGTAAAATATACGCAAAAAAGATTAGAAACTGGAAGATTAACTGAGGGAAGTATCGAAGTTGTTAGAGATATATTGTAAGATAATTTTTTGAGATAACCCCCGGTGTAACAAGCACCGGGGGCCTAAAACTTTTGGTTAACCAAGCTCAGCCGTTAGGCTATCCGTGAGCACCCTCAATTATACGTTGGTCACGGATTTGGTCAACCCCTCACACAAGGAATATTTTAAATGTCAGTTCAAAAATATATTATCAATAAAGAAAGTAACAATTTCACCATTATTCCCAATAAGATTATTAATGGCCTTCATTCAAATTTAGAATTACTTGGATTTTATCTCTATCTTTTAAGCCTTCCACCTAATTGGTCTTTTCATAAAAATCAACTTCAATCAGCCTGTAATATAGGAATAAAAAAGCTAGAAAAATTCTTACGGTTACTTTCTAAATGCGAACTTATCCACATTTCTCAGCAACGTACGGCAAAAGGCCAGTTTTCTCATTTTGATTTAACTGTCTACAATGGTGAACGCTTTAATATCAATGGGTTACAAGAAATATCACCGTGCGTCAAAAACCGTCCGACGGTTAACGGTAGTACGGTAAAGAACACCTATAAAAGAAACATAGTAGAAATAAAAAAAGAAAAGAGAGAGAAAGCACGCAAAAAACGCGTGCCCCTCTCTGATTATCATCCTTCACAAGAATTGACATTGCTTCTCAATGAAACTGAAGAAAGAACAGGTAATAAAAAAATATTAGAAAAATTCAAAAACAAAATGAAATCAACGGGAATAAAAAGCAATAATTGGGACAGCGAGCTTAAAATATGGCTATCTCGAGAGCGTCCAGATAATAAAAATTCCATTAAAGATCAAAATTCTACCTTAAAATTCTACACAGATACAAAATTGAGCATAGAGGAAGCTGCGAAAAGAGACAAAAAAGCCTTTGAGCGATTGAAATTAGGAATTAATGCCCATGGAGGGACAGATAATGACAAGAACCAATCCAATGCAAATAAAACCAGTACAACTAGCCAAGAGCTCGCCAACAGCATCAACCCCGGAGATAACATTAGGCGAGGAAATATGCGAAAGGCTACGGATTATTTATTATCCTGACCGCAAACAACAGGAGATTTATAAGGAATTGTCTAGGAAATTCTCAGCACTCAAGAATATGTGCAAAATATATTTCCCTGACATTTCAGAAAACGAAAGATTAAAGGAAATTCGCAACTGGACTGAGAAGGATATAATAGAAGCCCTGGAAATAAACCAAATTTGAGCAAGGTAAGGCTTTCATCAAGAAAATGACGTACTATAGCCACTTTAATTTAAATTGATTGTAGAGCAAATATGGAAGGCAAGAGAACGGATGCAAATCAAAAGCAAATTGTTAGTGAATTAAGAGATATAGGGTGTAGCGTTTTTGTACTTTCAAGTGTGGGTAAAGGTTGCCCAGATATTCTAGTAGGATATAGGGGTAAAAATTACCTTTTTGAGATTAAATTAACTCATAAGCATAAACTCACAGCCGCAGAAAGTGATTTCCGTGATAATTGGCGCGGAGACGTGACTATAATTACTTCTTTTGAAGAAGCACTAGAATATTTGGATATTTATTAATTCTTTTTTTAGAAACTTTTAATTAATGTTCCATATGGAACATTTTAAATTATTAATTAATTAAAAGTTTTTATATTTTTTGTTAATTCTTTCCTTAGAGGTCGTTAAATGCTCGTCTCACGATGTCACAAATCGGAAATACAGGTGATTTGTTCAGAAAATGGTAGTTATTACATATGCTCAGAGTGTTTAAGAGTAACAGACGGATGTGATAGCATACTTTTTGACGAAAATGGAGCTTCATTACATGCCGATGTTCAGTGACGAATCACGAACAAAATTATCAACTTGTCATATGGATCTTCAAGTTATTTTTTATGAGGTCATTAGATGTTTGGATTGCACAATAATTGAAGGCCATAGGAACGAATTAGATCAAGATTTTGACTTTAAACAAGGCATAACAGATTTTAAATGGCCAAATGGCAAACATAATATCTTACCCAGTAATGCGGTAGACGTTACGATAAATCCAATAGATTGGGATAATAAACATCAATTATTCTGGTTTGCCGGGTACGTATTGGGAATAGCTGAGCAATTAAAACAGCAAGGAAAAATTACTCATAGTTTAAGATGGGTAAGTGACTGGGATATAAATTGTGATATAAGGGATGAGAAGAGTCTTTCAGATTTAGTTCATTTTGAGCTGGTAATCTAGGAGAGTAATCATGGAATGGTTATTAAGTTTTCTTCAAAAGCATATGGAAAAAAGTGTTCTAGTCATATTATTAACATCAGCCCTTCAATTAACAAATAATCTAACCATATCATCGGATATGGCAAACGAAACGCTACATGAAATAGCAGCGTCCTCGTCTGGATTACAAGCTTTTATGTTGATGGTCCTCTATTTTTATCTGAAGTATCAAAAGTAAAATGATTAAAATCTTTATTTAATTTTAGTCTATAAAATTCTTGCATGACGAGCGCGGTAACTACTTGTGACATATTCTCGCCGGTAGTTTCGCAGATTGCGTCTAGCATTCCCTTTTCTCTGCTTGACATGTATGTTGTCATTCTTACGCCTTTTTGAGTCATAGCCAGTGAAACCCTTTTGCCATTAAACCTAGTAATATACCGCTAAACATTACCATTAATCCTAACATCCATCTTAAATCTGACTTAATTTCCCTAAAGTTTTCGTTCATGTTTTTTGCCATGTTTTCGAGAGTAGTTTCTACCCTAGTCATTCTTTGCTCATAGAGTAGATCGTATTTTGTTATCACTACTTGTTCATGCTCAGTCATTTTCTTTTTCTCCTAATAATCTCGCAGATAAAACATGCCAATTTCTAAGCCCGTACATATTAGCAAGCAAGTGATAACAAGATGTCTGGGTAACGTCTTGACCTTTTTCTTTTAAAAATTCCCTTAAAATTTTAATTTGTTCCCTTAAAACTTCTTTAGTTATTGTTATTTGCATTTTAATAATGATCTCCTAACTCTAATAAATTTTTTACAGCCTCTTCTTTTGTTTTTCCCCACCCATAATTTTGATCCTCTTCTTCCCCATCATAATAAGCGCACCAGTCTAGATGCCGTAACGGAATCGGCGGATAAACATGCGAAGTTATTATTTTTTTAGTCATTTCCTTTCCCCTATTTCTTTAGTAAGAAAACTTTTATTGTGGTCATAGCAGAGTATTCCGCGTAAAGCTCAGGTTTGTCTTTCTTTAATTCTGAACCCATAAATTGTGATCTATCTTGCGATTTATAAGTCGCTAACACCAAGCCTTCGGACCCTACAAATTCATCGTTATAAGAAAAGTAACCTTCGGTTAATGACTTTTTAACTTTGTCATATTCGGCTTGGAGAACATCAATTTTGTGTTTAATTTCTTTGCACTTTAGGATTTGTGATTCGGTGTCGGTTAGATTAACCACGTTGTTTATTGTGTGTAACATATTTACAATTCCTATGATAAGTTATATTGTGAAGTTATAGTATTACTATAATTATAATAAGTCAACGATAATATTGATAAGTCGCAATAAGAATCTTATAAACTTAAAAAACTTGAATTAGTCTATTAATTGTGCAATCCTAAAAGGAACGTTAACGCATATAAGGATATTAATCATGAGTGAATATGGAGATGGTGCTTCCGGCCAAGTTGAAAGCGAACAATATTGCATGAAAAAATCATGGCAGGCTCGCAATGTAGATGAGATGACCGCAAAAATGGGTTATCACAATATGGCTGATAAGGCTAACACGCCTAAGCCGCCTACGAAGATGGAAGGCGAGAAACGAAATGTACAATTATCGCCAGAAATGCCGAATAACAATTATTGACCTTTTCCGTTTATTAAAAGGATTTATTTTACAATAAGTCCTTTTTTTATTAGGGGATTTTATGACTGCTATTTCTACTAAAAAACATGTTCCCACGCCAGAAATGCGACAGAAAGTCTATGATTTTGTAAGCTTTGGTATCACTGAACCTGAGATTTCTAAGCATTTTAATATTGATCCTAAGACTTTACGCAAACACTATAGAGACGAATTAGATAAAGCAATGATGGAGTCAAACGGCAAAGTCGCGCGAGTTCTTTATGAGAAAGCGGTCATAGATAGAGATACAGGGGCTTGTATATTCTGGCTTAAGACTCGCGCTAAATGGGCTACAGCGGATGGACAAAGAGTAGCTGAGTCTACCCAAACATGGCTTGAGAAATTACCTTCTATTCTGGCAAAGAAAAATGCTGAATAAAGATGAAAACAAAATCCTTCAACTAGCCGATCTTAATTATTTTGCCCCAAACTTCCTAAAAGTACGTAACAAAGCTGGCGCTATTAAGCCATTAATTTTTAATAAAGCGCAGACATATATAGATAAAAAGTTAGATGATCAAGCTAAGACTACCAATAAAGTTCGCGCTATTATTTTAAAAGGACGTCAACAAGGGTGTTCAACTTATATACAAGGAAGGTATTTTCACAAAGTTATAACCCAAATTGGCAAGAAAGCTTTTATCCTCACTCACGAAGGCGAAGCTACTAAAAATCTATTCGAGATGACAAAGAGATATTATGAAAAATTACCACCAGGATTATGTCCTATTGCCGACAGAGCTAGCGCCAAAGAGCTTAGATTCGTACAGTTTGATAGTGGATATGCCGTTGGTACGGCTGGAAATAAAGGTGTGGGCAGGTCACAGACAATACAGTTATTCCATGGTTCCGAAGTCGCTTTTTGGGAAAATGGTGAAGAACATGCTAAGGGTGTTTTGCAAGCCATTAGTAATGAAGCTGGAACGGAAGTCATTTTAGAATCGACAGCGAATGGTATTGGAAACTATTTTCACTCACTTTGGCAAGCGGCAATTGGTGGTGATAGTGAGTATCAAGCTATATTCATCCCTTGGTATTGGCAAGATGAGTACTCCGCTAAATCAGATAACTTAAATCTCACAGAATATGAAAAAGAATTGTTACAAATGTTTGAGTACGATGGGCTTACTCATAATCACATAGCGTGGCGGAGGATAAAAATACGTGAATTTAGCAGTGATCAAGAAGCAGGTCTTGAACTTTTTAAGCAAGAATATCCATTTACCGCTGATGAGGCTTTTAGAAACCCAATTGGGAATGTATTTATTAACTCTAGCGCAGTTATGCGTGCTCGTAAGCGCGATGTATATAGCGATGCGGGCCTTATCATTGGTGTAGATGTTGCAATAAGCGATAGCGATAAAACCGCAATTGTTAGACGCAAAGGCCGTGTGGCTTATTCTTTAGAAACACATAGAAACTTAAATACAATGGAAATAGCAGGCTTAATGAAAAGGATTATTCAAAATGAGAAGCCTATCAAAGTTTATATTGATTGTATTGGCATCGGAGCGGGTGTCGTTGACCGTCTTAGGGAAATGGGATTCTCACAAGTGGAAGGTATTAATGTCGCGCGCTCGGCGGATGATAAGGAAAAGTACCGCAATAAACGAGCGGAACTATGGGCAGAAATGAAAGATTGGCTAAATCAAGAGATGGAAGTACAAATACCTGATGACGATGAACTTCACGGCGATCTATGTTCTTTAGGTTACAAATTCAATAGCAGTGGTCAGTTACAAATAGAAAGTAAAGATGATTTACGTGCTAGAGGCATGAAAAGTCCAGACACCGCAGATGCGTTAGCTCTTACATTTTCTTGCGGACAATATGAAGCACACCTCTATCAAGCGCAAAATCAACCGAAACCTTTACGTAAGGGAATGTTTTTTTGATACACTAATGATCAAGATAATTACAAGGATTGTAAGTCATGGCCAGGAAGGACCCAAAATTTACGCATAAAGTCCGCAATCAAGTCGCTAAATTTCAAGAACAATTTAAACAAAACATTGATCAATACCATGAATTTAATGAGTTCATTATGGGTGGTCAATGGAAGGATGAAGAAGCAAAGCTATTCGAAGACTACGCAAAAATCCCTCTGACTTTCAATAAATGCGGTACGATAATGAATCATTTGTTGGGGGAGCAAAGGCAAAATACGCCAGCTTTGCAGGTGGTTCCAGATGATGGAGTTGACCAACAAACGGCAGAAATCAGAGAAGCATTAGTCAAAGATATTACGCTTAGCTCAGATGCAAAGATGATATTTCAAAATGCATTTCAGCAATCGGCTGTCGGTGGATATGGGATGATAGGCATTAGAACTGTCTATGACGATGATTATTCTTTCAATCAAAATCCTGAGTTTTTCTCGATTAAAGACCCTACTCGGGCTTATTGGGATATTGCGGCAGAAGCGCAAACTAAGACTGACGGAATGTATGCTGGCTATTTACAGAGAATGTCTAGGGAAAAGTTTAGAGCTATATATGGTAAAAAGGTAGAGCAAGATATTCCTACATCCTCCGAAGATGATACCCTTTTAGCTTTTACTGATGATAATACGATCACTTTAGTAAACCATTATCTCAGAAAATATAAGACTTTGAAGATTTATCATTTATCAAATAATGAAGTTATAGACGATAAACAGTTAAAGCTATTGCCTCGAATTGAGTACGATGGTGAGGAAATGCTTGATTATAATGGTGAGCCTGTAGCCATAGTTCAAAGCAGAGAAGTACCACGATATACGATTAAACATTATCTTATTGCGGGTGATTTTATTCTTGATGAAGCGGAATTCCCGAGCCAGCAATTGCCTATTATATTCTTAGATCAAAATTCTTTTTATGATAAGAAAGGAATGCAAGTATGCAGACCATTCTTAAAAGATGTAAAAGATGCTCAACGTTATATCAATTATCTTGGCACGCAGAGTGCTCATATTCTTAAAGTATCTCGTTATGATCAATTCATGGTTTCTAAAGAAAACGTTAGAGGCGCAGATACTCAAGCAGCTTGGCGTGATCCGTGTACGTATTTAGGCGGTTTATTTTATGATGAATCTCCGAGTGGATCTAAGCCGGATCGTTTAACACCTCCCGAGTTACCACAATCATTTATGATTCAATACCAACGCGCTATGTCCGATTTACAGACTGGAACCGGCATATATGATACGCAAATGGGAGAGCAAGGAAATGAATTGTCAGGACGGGCAATCGATGCGAGAACCAAGCGCGGAAGCTATAACACTTATGTTATTTTTGATAGCCTCAATCGTGCAATTACTTGCTGCGGCCAAATTATAAATGAAATGATCCCGAATCTTTATGATACTGAGCGGCACATGATGTTAAATCTGCCAGATAAAGGTATGAAACGCGTATCTTTAAATCAACCAGTAGATGAATACAATAGCGAAATCATGAATGACATGACTAAGGGTAGATTCAAAATTAGGTTACTTCCTGGGCCGAGCACGGAAGGTCAAAAAGAAGAAAATCTTAATTCTATGCAAGCTATTTTAACCGCTGATCCTGAGATGTTTAGGTTGATAGCTGACCTATATGCAGAAAATTTACCTATTCCTAATAGTATAGAGCTTAGAAATCGTCTTAAAACTATTGTACCGCCAGAAATCATACAAGCTGGTAAGTCTGGGGAACCATTAGAGCAAAAACCTCAACAACCATCTCCAGAACAACAAGCTGCAATGATGGCTTCTCAAGCAAAAATGCAAGAAATAGAAATTAAAAAGCAAACATTAATGCAAAAAGCGCAAGAAATGCAAAATAAGAATGAATTGGAAAAAGAAGAATTGAAGATTGCTTATGAGAAGTTAGACAAGGAAAAAGTAGAAGCAGCCGCTAAACTTCAAGAGCAAATGATGCGTTATCAAGCTGAAATGCATAGGACAAATTCTGATACGCATATGAAGAATGCTTCTAATATTGTTAAACTTTTAACGCATAACCCAATATTAACAACATAAATATAGGAAATAGCTTATGGAAAAAACTCGTAGTGTTGATGGATTATTAAATAATGTTGAAGCGCAGCTAATTGATAGTATGGCTGGTAATATTCATAAGGAACAGTCAAAAATTGATTTCATAGAAGAAAATAAACCAGTAAATGAACCTATTGAGCAGGAAGAAGTTGCTGAGCAAGATGTAGCCGAATTATTAACTGATGAAAAAGCAGAAACAGAAAAACAGATTGAATCTGAAGTTAAACAAGATTCAAATATAGATGAATATGGAAACGCAATCGCCAAAGCAAAGACATATACTGAAGAAGAAGTGCAGAGAATGATTCGTGAGAGATTATCTCGTGGCAATCAATCTCAACAGCAACAACAAAATACTAAAGAAGCTGTGCAAGATTTCCAATATGATGAAAATAACGAGCAACCATGGCAACAGCAATTAGAATCTCATATTGAGCATACCGTGCAAAGAATGCAACAAAAGCATTCTCAGAAAGAATGGGAAGCGACTCAGCAATCCATTCAATCTGATTTTGAGGCAAAATTTACTTCTGGAATGGGTAAATATTCAGACTTTCAGGATGTTGTTTCAAAAGCACCTATTACAGATACCATGATGATGGCTACGCGTAGTATGAATAATCCAGCGGCTTTCATATATGCGGCTAGCAAGAACCATGGAGAAGAATTAGCAAGAATATCTAAAATTCCAGACCCATTTGCTCAAGCTAAGGAAATAGGTAATCTAGAAGCTAAAATGATTAAAGCTAAGAAGATAACAAGCGCTACTCGTCCGGTTAATACTCCAAGTGGTGACATTCCGGGAAAACCTACTCCTAAAAGAAATATAGATTCATTAATTCAAAAAGATGCGGAAAGAAATTTAAGATCGAGAAGGTAATGAACGCAATGAATGAGATTAAATTATTAAAATTCAAAAGTGATGCGCTTAGTATCATTGGTTATGCAGTGGGAATTATCAACGGTCTTAAATATCATATTGAAGATGAATCAACGCAATTAAAAATAGATAAACTATTAACTGAAATTCAAGATAAAACTGATAAATTTCTTGAAAAAGAATTTACTTAATATAATATTATTATAGAAATATATTTTAACTTTAAGGATTATAAAATGAAGCATCACGAAAAAGCTAAAAAACACATGGAAAAAGCAGCACATCACCATGAGAAAGCTATTGAAGCCATGGAAAAATCAAAAATGCACGATGGTAAAATGATGAAAGGCAAAAAGATGAAAATGAAAAAACACTCTAAGAAAATGTAATCATTAATTAAAAGGAATTAATATTATGCGCCCAGGAAATGATGACAACCAAAAATATACAGAAACAGACAGAAAACACAGATTAGATATTTTAGAAGGACGTGCTACACCTAATGAGAAATTAGATAAGCGCGAACAAATGGCCAGTACAAATCCTCGTGTTGATTGGAAGTATACGAAACCATTGCCTAAAGTTGATTTTAATCCTGATGGTGGATATACCAGGAATCAATAATGAGTATTGAAGAATATAAACTAACTATAGAATCCAATGAAGGAAAATTAAATGAAAGGATTACTTTAATCTATAGAGGAAATGAAAATATTACTATTCATTATTGTAATCCTGATATTACAAATACCATTTTAGTTCCTAGGAATTTTATGGAACATTTTATTGAATTAATAAGGTGAAATCCTATGACACTTAAAAAGTCTAAGACAAAAAAATCTTTTAGCGCCAATATACGCACAGAAATGGCTGCTGGAAAACCGCAAAAGCAATCTGTCGCTATTGCTTACTCTGTTAAACGTTAAGCCCAAGCTAGAAAAGGAAATAAATAATGTATTTTTCTGGTAAAAATACTGACGAGATTGAGATGCTTTTACATAAAGCTTTAAATTTAGTAGAAACTATTGATATAGAAAACTGTTTTATACCTAGAGCTAAAGCATTAGTTATTACTAAGATTGAGGAAGCTTTAATGTGGCTTCAATATGAAGGGGGAAGCGCCACAACAGAAAATCAAAGAGGAATTAAATAAGGAAATATTAAAATGGCAAAAGAAAAATGGATTCAAGGTATGCATATGAAAAAAGGTGCATTGCGTAAAGAAATGGGAATTCCAGAAGGTAAAAAAATTCCTGAAAAGAAATTAGAGGCAGCCGCAAAGAAACCTGGCAAAGAAGGTAAACGTGCGAGACTTGCTGAAACATTAAAGAAACTACCACGCCATCATGGAACCGGAAGGGGATAATTCAATGAAAATTAAAAAAGCAGATTTAAAAAAGATGAAAAAAGAGATTATGAAAGAAGATCGTAAAGAAGATAATAAAATGTATGTCAAGAAAAAGGATAAAAAGAAAGATAAGAAAAAATGATAATTCAATTAAATCCTACTATTCCTATGACATGTCCAAAAGGTCCAGGGAATGCTATAGCAATGATTGATTACTCAGAAGAACATCATATCTACTGGGTAATAGCTGTAATGGAAAGTGGTGAGATTTGGACTTTTCCGAATCCATTAGTAAGAATGCAGACAAATATAAGTATGGGTAGAGAATAATGGAAAATGAGAGTGCAGCAATTTTGAGTTTATGGGAAAGAATAATAAAATTAGAAGAAAAATGGAAAACATTATCTGATTTTGATGATATTAAAGAAATTCATAGAGTTTTAGGCGAGCATCATAATTCAATACAAATATTGAAAACAGAATTAAAAAATACTTCTCCTATAGGATATTTTAAAATAAATGAAAAAATAGAAAAACTAAATGAAAAAATAGAAAAATTAGAAGATTATATGAGCATTGAAGATAGAATTAGTGCTTCTGATGTTTTGATTAGGATTTATGAATTAGAAAAACATGTAAAAAATATGACAGAATGTTACATAAGAAACTTATTAAATCCTGGAAAACCTCATCGTTGTCCAGTTTGTGATGGGAATTGTATGAGACCAAATCCTTTATCAGGAAGTATTAATGCCCAAATACCTGTTAATTTGGATTGCATAGTTTGCGAAGGCAAAGGAATAGTATGGGTATAAAAGAAGAAGTAAAAATGATGATTGAAGATTGTTTACATAGCATAAATATAGTAGATGATTTTGATAGACAATACGTAAGTCAAATTAGTAGAGTTTTCAATGATGGGGATAAGGTGCTATCGCCCAGACAGATAGAGAATTTAAAAGAAATATGGAATAGAGTGAAATGACAGATATAGAAGCAATGATAGAAGATTGTGAAAGAAGGGAATCTAAAATGAATGAATGGGAGATTAACTTTATACAATCATTAATTGAAAAAGGTAGGGCTAATTTAAGCGCTATTCAATATGCTAAATTAAATGAAATATGGGAACGGATTACATGAACCAAGTGCTAGGGATTAGCGTGATGTTTTTATTTTTTTGTTTAGGTATTTATTTCTTGATGGGTACTTTTATCATGGTTAGCAATGAAATGTTTAATCCTGAAAGTACATGTTACATAGATCCTTCTGATGTTATTAGAATCATAGATTGATAACTCCTTAATTTTAATTCGAATTGCAGCATTTCTTTTCTTAATTCAATTCCAAAATCTTTTATTTCTTGCTTTGTATCCTTAATATCTTGCTTTATATCTACTCTCAATTCTTTTAAATCAGTTTTAGTGGTTAATTCTCTATCGTTATTAGATAAAATTTCCTCTTGTAATTGTGCTAATTTTTCTGCTTGCTTTTCTGTAAATCCTACACTTTTTAAATCATTCGAATAATTTAGAGTATTAAATCTTTGTGCAGTCATTTATCAATCCCTTATTATTATGGTTCAATTATATCACTTACAGGTATTGCAATGCATCGCTGAATATGCTCATAATGTACTCAATGCTTACTAATTAGCGACATTAGTAGTTCTAAGATGCGTAGCAATAGGCAGTGCCTTCTTCTGCCAAAGGTGTGTAGCAGTCTTCCACCGGACAATAGTAAATAAATCGCAACTATATGATTTAATTAATTATTGTCAGGGAGACAGTTATGTCACTTAATCAATTTGAAGTTACGCAATATGTGTTAGATGAAGTTTTTATCCGTTTTGTCAATTATCTGAATTTTGCAAAGGTTGCTAATCGCAATCTAGAAGCCGATTTCAAAGACCTAAAATATGCAACTGGTCAAACTCTTAATTATCGTTTAGAAGAAAGATATCTAGGCGGTATTGGCGCAACGGCAACCGCTGAAGCTCGCGTGCAGATTATTCGCCCTCTCACTATCGATACTCAATTTCATACCATGGTTGAATTTGATGGTATGGAATTAACTTTCGATCGCGCTCGTGATCAACCTTATTTAGATATGATGTTAAAGCCACGGGCCAAAACCATGGCTAACAATGTAGAAAAGTTTATCGCAACGACCAATTTTCAGACGCAAGTTTATCAAGCGACCGGAACCCCAGGGGTTCCTATTGACTTTGATACCGTATCAACAACCGATGCTTATATGACCGAATTGGGAATCCCCGAAGACGGCAATAGATTCTTCGCAAATCCCCCGCGTGTATCCGCCGCACTTGCGCAACAGTTAAGTACTATTTTCAATATGACTGTTAACCGAGGCGCGTTGCTAGATGGTTTCATAGGCCATTTATCAGGTTTTGATTTCTTCAAAACTAACTTTTTAATGCGACAGATTGCTGGAGCTGGTGAAGCAGGCGGGAGTCCCCCAACTGGCTATAATTTGGCAGGTGTGGTGACTAATGGTCCTATCACAGGTGGTAACACCATTACTGTTAGCGGCGTTGTTCCGAGCACAGTTGTGTTTAACATTGGTGATATTATTCAATTAGACCCTGCCGCTGGTGTGTTTATGGTTAATCCATTAACTTATGAACCCATTTTCTCACAGGCAGCGCAATTCGTTGTAACAGCACAAGTAATTTCTAGTGCTGGTGGTCTTGCGACAATCCCTGTTAATCCAACAATCGTTATTTCTGGTGCACGTCAGAATATTAGTGGTGCTATTCCAAACGGCACACAATTATTTCTTGCAAACAGCCATAACGTGTCAATTGCATTCCACAATCAAGCAATTGTGTTTGCTGCACCTCCTATCAAAGAATTGAAAGGTGGTGTTGAGGTAGTAACTTCTTATAGTGACCTTTATAAGATGGCAATGACCTACACACTTGGCGCTGATATCAGAAATTATATTCAATTAGATCGTATTGACGTAATTGCTGGTGTTGCCATTAATCCTGAGTTCGCAGTAAGAGTTATGTCCTAAGGCTTTGGGGGCGATATGTGGCTTATCGTCCCCATTTTTTTTGAGGAAATCTCATGAAAAGAAAAAACGAAAATCCAATACAAGTTTCTTACTTGGGGAGAAATGTAAATAAAGAAACATTTTGTGCATATGTCTATGCTGAAGATGGTTCAAAAAAGTTAGCGAATTCTTGGAAAGAATTCGAACGCTTATTGTCAGAAGGATTATGGTTTGCTGAAAAACCAATTAAAAAAGAAACAATAGTTAAGATTGAAAGGGATGATAAACCTAAACTAAAGAAGATATAAAATGTCACAAACAGTTAAACAGTTTGTACAAGATGCATATCAATTAGTAAGCGCAGGAAGTCCAACAACTCCGCTTTATGGTGATGATCAATCTAAAGGTGTGCAATTTCTTAATGAATTATTACAAGCTTATAGTAGTAATTCTAATTTGTTAACAATTGCACAATTTGTTACTACCACTCTTTCTATAGGGCAACAATTTGTTACATTTGGAGATGCAAGTTTCGTACCCACTCCAAACGTTACAGTAGGAAGATTGTCTAATTTTCAAAATGCATATTTATTATTAGATGGCGTCACTTATCCATTAATAGATCAATCCAGAAATGTATTCTTTGCTTCATATAAATATGATCCACTTATGGGTTTACCTAGGTTTGCAATTATAACAAATGATGTAGACCTTACTACTATGAGGGTTTACCCTAGTCCATCTCAGGAATATGAACTACATGTTTATGGTAAATTTCAATTACCTTTATTAACAATTAATTCTACGATGGCAGAATTGCCACTTTATTACGCCCGCTACTTGAAGTTTGCACTTGCTAAAGATTTAGCAATGTACAAAGGGAGGGCCAAAGCATGGACGCAAGATTTGCAGGATATGTTAATAGAAGCTCGTGATGACATGAAAAGTGCGAGCGCTATTAATCTTGTTGTTGAAACAAATAGGGAAAGTTTACTTAATGGCTCTTGGCGAGTCAGGGCTGGTATTTAATGCCAGCATCCATTCAAGAAATGGTTCCTCAACCATTTAAAATACTTGGTAAATACGACAAGCAAAAATTTATTCAATTTAATCCTGAAGACACCGCAAATTGGTATTTAGCACAAAGTGAAAATGGTAAAAATACGATTGCTATGTACCCTGTAGCTGGCCGCAGACATATTAACTTTTTAAACCAAAATAGATTAATTTTTGCAAATGAGCCTAGAGGTTTATTTAAATCTATTAATTTTTATTATGTTGTTGATGGAAATACAATTTATAGAATTGATGCATTATTCAATCAGATTGCAATAGGTCAGGTAACCACTACCACAACTAATATATATTTTACTTATTTAGCGTTTACAACAATAACTTATGCCGTCTTCACTGACGGTCAAAATATGTATGTTTATAGAGAAGATACAGATTCATTTATTCCCGTTACTGATCCTAATATTGTTGGCAAAAAACCTTTATTTGTAGCAACTTTCGGGAATAGGATTGTAGTTTCGTTTGAAGGAAGCACTCAGTTTAATTTATCAGTCATTAACTTAGGTGGCGCAACATTTAATCCGGCTATAGCTTTCGGTGGTACTGGAGGCGGTATATTTGCGCAAGAAAATGGAATCATAGGTCAGTTTGGCGTATTTAAAAATATTCTTTATATTTTCACTGATTATACAACGGGCATTTGGGCTAATATTCCATCAGTATTTAGCGGTTCAGGCACAACATTTCCTTTTAAAAAGAATACAAGTTTCGAATGGGATTACGGGATTGCTTCTCCTTTATCTTTATCTATTGGTTTTAGTCGTATGGCATGGCTTGCTAGAAATGCAGATGGATTAATTCAAGTTTGTAGCTCAGATGGATCTAACCCTAAGCCAATAAGCACAAAAGCAATAGAATTATTATTTCAAAAGAATGTATTCTCAGGAGAATTAAGCCCATTTGTTGAATTAAATGCCATTGGTTTTCTTTATCAATTGGATAATACGATTTTATATCGGCTTTCCGCTGGCCTTTATCAAAATCTATTGTTAGTTGATTATCCAGAAACAGCAAATGCTATTGAATATAATTATGACATTGATGAATGGCATAGATGTATAGAATTAAATGGCGAAAGAAACTTAGTTAACAGACATATTTATTTTAATGGTAATCACTTAGTTACTTTGCAGGGCGATACCACTATATATCAATTAAGTGATCAATATTTTGATAATGAAATAACTAATCCTTTAGCGACAAATCCGCAAGCACCAAATGCTTATTCGAGGTTGCCATTTAGATACGAAAGAGTATGTCCAATCATAAGAGAATTCGATGATGGTGAATTTGAAACATATTGGGTACAAATAGATTTTGTCTGGGGATATCAAACATTCATCAGAGATAATGCACCATTTGCTAATACAGTATTTATTATTGATGAAAATAACGGAACTGATGGCACACCGCAATATATTGTTAGTGAAAGTGATTCTAATACATTCATTATCAAAGAAGGTACAAATACTCCTCAACCCGATGAATTAATCTATAACGCATTATTTAAACCACATATTGAACTTTATTTTTCAGATGATGCTGGAGTTTCATATCATCCAGCAGATGTAAAA